CTATAAACTTGGGACGCAGCGTGGAGAGTGTGGATCACCTATTGTGTGGATGAATTCCAAAGTGCAGAATGGACGAATCCTTGGATTTCACACGGCTGGTGCTACCAATAAGGGCATTGCAAATGTGCTGACTATGCAGTTTATTCGCGCTGTTCATGCAAAACACCGTACGATTATTGTTGAGCAACCCGTGTGTGATCCTACGATGCAACCACAATACGTTGCACAACGGGCGGTCACAGAGGAAACCAAGAAAGTCGCATATGTGGGACGCATCAATATGATTTACTACAACCGTCAAGCGACTGAAACGCGAATCAAACCGAGTCTGCTTCACGGGGTGTTTGATGTGCAAACAAAACCGGCATATCTACAACCTTTCATGTGTGATGGTGTCAAGATCTTTCCATCCAGATTGGCTATCGCGAAGATGGGTGCAGATCCAACGGTGTTTCCATCAGATTCTGTTGCTTTGGCGCGTGCGCATTTTTCCCATACTATTCAGAATATGCGAAGCTCGTACAAACCAAGAGTCATCACATTGGATGAGGCGGTGAATGGTACGAATGAAGAATTCATTGCCAAAATGGATATGCACACTTCTAGTGGTTTTCCATATACGATGCTGAGAAAATCGAATGATCCTAAAGGGAAGTTTCTCTTCGTGTCCACCAATGACGGAGTGCGGTATGAAGTTGATGAGACTGTATCGTATGCCGTCAATCAGCGTGTGAAGCTGGAGCGAGAGGGAATTATTCCATTTACTCTCTTCGCTGATCAGTTGAAGGACGAGCGGCGACCGATCGAGAAAGCAGATGCAGGTAAAACGCGTTTGTTCAATGTGGCACCTTTTGATTTCAATTTGGCGTTGCGTATGTATACATCGTCATTCATGGCTCACATTATGGAGAATCATGTGTATGGGGAGATTTCGGTTGGAATCAACGTTCACGGAGACGAGTGGGGAATGATGTACAATCAGATCAAGAACAATGGCTCAAACTGGGTTGGAGGAGATTATGGTAATTATGACAAAACATTGTCATATCAACTGCTCATGGCGTGCTGTGACATTATCAATGAATGGTACGATGATGGTCCGGAGAATGCTCTCATTCGTGAGACTCTTTTCGCGACATGCTTCTCAGCGTATCATGTCACTGGTGTAGATGTGTATCGCGTAAAGCAAGGAAATCCCTCTGGCATTGCGTTGACTGCTATCATCAACTCGATGGTCAATGCCTTGATGTTCCGCATCGTGTACATCGAGAATGGAGGAGATATCACCAATTACTTGAACAAGGTTTGTGTCAAGTTCTATGGTGATGACAATATCGGCACTGTGTGTGACGACGTGGCGCATATTCTCAATATGGAAATTCTTGAGAAAACATTTGCGCAATATGGAATCGAGTACACAACTCCATCAAAGAAGGCAATTAGTAGCACTTTCTTGGCGGCTGAAGATATTACATATCTCAAGCGTGAATTTCGCCTTGATGGTGGACGAGTGTACGCACCCCTTTCGATGATTTCTATTCAAGAAATGATCATGTGGATTCGTGAGAGTTTTGATGATCAGGAGGCGATGGAGGCGAATTGGATAGCGGCCACATGCGAAATGTTTCATCATGGGCGCGACGCTTATGAGAGATTTGTTGCTCATGTGTACAAGTTCTGTAAAGGACGTGAGATCCGGTTGCCCTTCGTCACTTTTATGTTGAGTGGGAAACATTGGGGGAGTGAAGACACAATTGGTGTGATCTTGCCCGGCAGCGAAACTTCCTACGCTGAAGGGTACTGCTGCCAGTTGGAAACAAACGAGGAGATCTTTGAGATCAGTCAAAAACGTACGCCTCGAAAAATAAAAGTAAGGAAGCTCAAGTCACGTGGATCGTTGAAACCGTGATGTGAATAAACCAACGGCTAACTCAGAAACATCAACAACCTTACCTAATACTACTTCCGGTGCCCCGACAACAGAAGGTGACGTGATCCATACTCGTAACGAGATCATGTCGTTTAGTGATACATCTATCGTTACAAATACAAATACGCAAGAGGTTCCCCCAGTTCCAAAGATGCAACCTGATCCATACATGAAGGAGTCCTTAATAGATTTTCTAGAAAGAACTTATATGTATAATGGGACTTGGCCTTCAACTGCGGTACGTGGGCAATTGATTGCACGCATTCACTTTCCCAACTACTTATTTTCTATACAACAGGTGTGGGATAAGCTCAAGAATTTCGCATACTTTCGCTCTGGTATCAAGTTTGGTATTCGGGTGAATGGATCGAAATTTCATTATGGGAATTTGTTGGTTTCGTGGTCTCCCATGGTGTCAAATACTGGAACTTATAACACAGGATCCAACAATTTGTTCACTGCTGCGAGTAATCCCTCATTTTGTATTTCACCTAGTGAAAATGAGGTTCACGAATTCATTATTCCTTACGCATTACCGTACCCATATATACCGATGGAGCATTTTGGAGATGCTGCGTATCATATTGGGTGTGTCTCCATCCATTGTTTGAATCCGTTGGCACTCGGGCCTGTTACTACCGATGTGTCATTTACGCTCTTTATGAGTTTTACGGATTTGGACTTGGCTGGATACACATATAAGACGTATCCTCTCCCTACTGCTATCATTGATACGCAAGCTACGTTCCCTGCTCTCATTCCAGGACCACCCGCTCTATTTGTGGCTCCTGTGGAAGAGGAATTGTTTGCTCAAGGAAAATTGACGCGTAAGAACAAAGAAGCTGAAGTTAAATCAACCAAGCTTACAGTTAGTGGAATTGCTGAAACAGTTGGCAATATAGCTGCATCATTAGTATGGATTCCAGAAATTGGTGCAGTTGCGGAGGGTGTTTCAGCAATAGCAGGTGGAATAGCCGGAGTTGCTCGTTATTTCGGATTTGCAATGCCTAATTCTCTAGCAATACCACAGGATGTGCGAGTTAAATACCACAATCTCGCTAATACTCATGGTTTGAATCAGGCTGATATCCTCTCAATCGATCCAGAAAATGGCGTTGGTTCCTGTATTGAGATGATGGGTGGTAAGTCATCAGACATGGACATTTTATCCATTGCACAAACTCCGAGCTTATTGTTTGCCGGCCTCACCTGGAACGCATCAAATTTTCCCGATGAAACATTATATCAATGGCGTGTTAGTCCTTTAGAGCTGACTTATAAAGATGCTATCCATCAATATGAGACTTTTCTATCGTGCGTTTCACGCCCGTTTACATTTTGGCGTGGGTCAGTGCGAGTGCATATGTCGGTTGTGTGTTCGCAAATGCATGTTGGACGTCTGCGTGTTTCGTGGGTTCCGGACTCTGTAGGAGCTGCTGTGATCTCCGATGGAAACATGCTTTCGTCCACGGTTTCGAGAGTTATTGACATAGAGAAGGAAACTGAAATAAGTTTCGCCATCCCATATTTGAGAGATCAGATGTGGCTTGGTTTGGATCCAACATCTATATATCAAGAAACGAGTAACGGTATCTTGATTGTATCGGTTGTCAATGAACTCAACCACCCCAATGTCCCCGTTCCCGACGTATATATCAACTTCTGGGTTAGTGCAGGGAAAGACTTTCAAGTTGCACGCCCAGATACGACTAATCTTAATTTCCGTGTTTATAATGGTCTTGGAGAGGAAGTCGCGGAAGAAGAGGAACTCGTCGCTCAGGGTTTAACGCGTCAAATGATTCGTGATGCTCATTATGAGCCTCTAGTTCCTGCCGATGGTTCTCTCGATGTCGGCCACACAATGGGTGAAGTCGTTACGAACATCAAAGAGTTGATTATGCGCCCTATGCCTTGGTGGAGTAAGGATAACCAAGAAGCTGGTAACTATTGCTCGCGAGGTGGATATAGTCCTTTCGCGGGTTTTAGTAATTCCGACTTTGTTCTTAATCCTAACTATCTCCAATACTTTCAACGCATTTTCCGTTATTCCCGCGGATCTTTCGTTGTCAAAGTCATACCACTCACTACTCCTTCCCAACAATGGATGTGCCAAAGTACCATCCGGCACATCGTTGATGGTTCAAATGTGACTAGTGGATTGATTTCAAACCTAGATCGCACAGCTTTTCAAGCTCCAGGTGTGATCCCGGTCATCGGCAATCTGTATCTCACGCTCCATATTGCGCGAGGTGTGGGTGCAGCCTTCAATAATTATGGCCAGTTTGCTCCGATGCCTTTATCGGCCGTCATTCCTTACTATGCCACAGCACCCTTTCAAGTAAATTACGGCAATCCCGACCTTGTCGCAAATTACCCACTGGCTCCGGTGTATCGTCGTGGAAGCGTTCCTCGTGCTATTGTAGACACTTCAAGTGGCTTCATAGCGTTGGTTTCAGCTGCCGATGATTTTGAGCTGGGCTTCCTAGTTGGACCATTACCAATACTATGGACGTTCTCTCCACCACCCTAGGCTTTTCTTTGCCTTCCCTTATGGGAGAAAATACAACTTCTTAATACCTACCAATAGTTAATAGGTGTGGGGTTTAAACATTAGGTTTATTCCTCCTCACACCCGTCGATTGACATTTCAGTTTTGCTATATAACGCATATTTGCAAACCTGATCAAAACTGAAATGTCCTTTGGGACATATCATTTATAATACTCCATACTTGGATTGCGCGATCGCGCGTATCTGAGTCTGGTGTGTAATTGTGTCTCGGCGTTTG